AAAGAACTCAGGCAATACCTGAGTGACCTGACTTCTATGGAAGTTAGGTTCAGACCTATACTGACTGTTAATCAAGTTCAACATTATAAACTAATCCTAGAGGACCCAATATCAATATAACCTATGGTGGAAGAGAAATCCTCATCTAAAGTAATTATATAACTTCTTAATGGACTGATAGTACTTTGATTCGCTGGAGTTGCGGATATTTTTATTCCTGTTCCCACATAACCCGACTTATCAACTCGCAAAGAACTTAACTTAACTGTGGCTGTATTGGGTTCATAGTAACCTACATTAGGAGACTTAACAATACCATTTAGATCTAGTAGTTGTAATTTGGTGCTGCCCAGTTCATTTTTTATAATAACATCTATTCCATCAGACTTAAATACAGATGATGTAACTATGTGGTCATCCTTATCTGGAGTAGCCAACATCACTGGGAAACTGATAGTATGATCCTGTTCCACATAGGTCAATATTGGTAACTGAGTAACGCCAGACACAGCATTGAATTCGTTCTTTGCAGTTTCTATTTCTGAGATGATAGAATCCACATCAATTCTTTGTTGTATACGCACAGACATCTTAGAGTTAATGATTGCGGTAGACAACTGATCTATTTGAGTTAATAAATTACTTCTACGGAATACTTTATCAAAAGAAGTCAAGTTATCCTCAAAGTATTGTTCTATGAAATCATCAATAGTATTTTGTAAAGATTCCGCAGGCAAAGATGTTTTTACTGGGTCAATGTTAAATACTGTTTGTAATTCTAAGAAAGTTTCCCTAGGTTCAACAAACTCTGTGTTAATAGACATAATCGAAAGATTGGAAGTTAACTGACTATGAATTTGATTCTTAACATCAGTTTTTGTAGCTTCAGATACTCCAGTTAAAAAGTTCAATGCGACAAATACCTTTCCATATTCGGGAGGAACATTATCATTACCACCCCAAGTAGTTACATCCTTTACGTACCCACTATAGTTACGTGAGATCAATGCAGTATAATCATTCGCAGTAACAAGTCTATTCTGTGCACTGTAGGTCCTAGGAGCATTTAATTTGATTGATTCCATAGATTCTTTTTCGTCTCCACCAGCTGATGGTGAAACTGTTACCGGATTCAAAACAATATCGTCGGGCATACTATATGCGGTAGAGAAACTCTGCGCACCATTTGCTTCATCACCTGAAGTGGAGATATAAGTAACTTCTATTCTATTATCTGCATCGGGCCCAGTACCCAAAACATTTCCATCACTAAAGAATAATTCATAGTAACCATTAGACGATTCGCGAATGATGTACACTCTAGAGTTATCCGTAATAGAAGATACGGTATTTATTTCGCTGTACTCTTGGAAGGTACCTGACAGATAGTTATCATATACGCGAACTTCCATAGTCGAAGTATCTATAGAGGTATCTGGTATTACATACACAGAATCATCATTAACACTACCCACAATGAATGACTTAGTCTTGGCGCGACCCTCTTTAAGTTGCAACTCGGTAGAACCTCCTATTGTCTTAAACTCGTAGGTATTATTAACATCTTTAGTTGCAGAAAATTCTTCGGTAGAAAAGAACGAATATACATTCTCATCTACAGTTCCAGTGAACTCTGTGTTTTTAGGAATAGTTAGAGTTGACGGCCCGGTCGTACTTGTAAGGGATATAGACACCGCACCTGTAGCCGCAGTCTTAGATTTAGGAGAATAACCCAGTGTCTCTGCATGGGATACCGCAGAAGAACGCAACTGTGAAGAACTCAGAAAGGATTCATTGATAGCCATATTAGCAATCAACCCATTGATATGAGTATTGTGTGCTAAAACGTCTAGTAAGTTAGACAGACCACTCGCACCGAAGTCATAATCCTGAAACTCGGATTGTTGTTTTAAATAAGTCTGTAGTTGAGATTTAATCTGAAAGAAATCCAACTCGGAGTTCTGTATAGCCATTTATCTATTCCTTGCAATATTAACATTCAATGTAACAACTCTTTGTACGCTTACTACTGCGAAGGTTATTGTTACATCGATCGAATTATAGTCGGGTCTTAATACACTCTTAATAGTTCTTATTGTTGCTCTAGGTTCATATGCATTTATAGCATAACGAATATTATCTTCAATGTCCGAAGACACGGGTTCTGTAGAAAGAGAGAACAATAGATCCTGTAGGTTACCACCCATCAAAGGTCTGTATGGAATCTCACCATGATTAGTCATCAATAGATTCTTTACAGACTGAAACACCGCAGCTGCATCTGTCTTCTTATACAGATCACCAGATGGTTTGGGTTCGAATGAACAGTCTACATCTGAGTATGTACGAGAGATAGATGTAGTAATCGGTCTCTTAGATAGGTTACCATCTTGTATCGAAAATATTTTTGTCATAGGGTTAAATTCCTCTAGTACTATTTATACAGATATAGTGACGATTTATTTTTTAATTTATTTGTAAAAAACGCTTGACAATTGATATAAAGTGTTGTATAATACTTGTATTGAGAATGAGAAGAGAGATTGAGAATAATGAATTACAAAGTCGGTGAGAAAGTTTGGGTAAAATGCGCTGGTACTGACACGTGGGTTATTGGTGTTGTTACTGGTAATACCGCTAAGAGAGTTAGAGTTTTTAACGAGTCTAGATCTGTCGAAGGTCTTTATGCTCCCAACAATGTAGAGAGGATTTCGTAATGGAAGATTTAAAAAGAGTAATAGAGGATTACATCCGAGAAGCTGTAGAACTGCCTGAGAACCGGAAACTTTCGGGTGATATCAATTGGAATCTAGTTGATGCAGATGTGTACAAGCGTCTAAACCCAGTTAGAAACACCGTATCTCTATTCTACAAGTTGTTCGATGAGATCGCAACTGAGATAGAATACAATGATCAAATAACTAGGGACTACAAGAATCATGAGTAACCAACAATCGATACAGGAGTTTCTAGTAAAATTCGAAAACGGAATGTACAATAATTCGGATAAAGCTACTCAGTGTAATGCTGGATGGTTTGACTGGTTCTGTAACGATTCATCTTTAAAGAACAAGACCTATAGACTAGTACCAAAAATTAAGTCTCTTATTACCTCTAGTAAAATTAATATCTACGAGGACTATGTATTCTTTAGGAACAATTGTCCTTCATTCGGGAGTTTGTATGATGATTTCCGTATATGCGATATAGAGACTGGGGATGTTAAGTACACTATAACTCCTAAAGATACTTGGGAGAAAGGACAAGCAAGTGTATATGGTCGTGATAACAATTTCGAAAAGGCTTTAGTTGTAGGAAATTGGAATGACGTTAAAAAATTCTTTGGTGTAAAAGCTTGACAAAGTTTGTATACTATAGTATAATGGTTACATAAATTGATAAAGAGAGAGAGAAGTTATGATAAAGTATGTTATTAGAGAAGTGAAGAATGATGCTCTTGCAAACAATATCCAGTTTGACTCTATGATTGAAGCAATGAACTACAGAACTGAGAACGATATTGCTTCCGAGTCTTGGGTCGATGAAGTAAAGATTAGAGTAGATGGAAAGTTTAAATCTACTGGTAAGATAGATAAAGATGAGGAAATTTTAGTATGAAAACTAACTATATCGCAATGCGATCTAATCCCGAACTAGTTCACTTCAGAAACTATGTTCTATCATTCTATGCCTATGATGGTCTATACCCTATAGAGGGTCTGTCTGTCGATGCCGTAGAACGTGCTATAATGGAGTATCTAGAGATATGTTCTAGTACCACTCGCCATGAAACTTGGGGTCAGGGTGATTCACTTGACCGTGAACGTGTTCGTGATCTTATTATTGATACAACTTCCAGTAAACTTAAAGTTAGAGAGGCCGCATAATGAAACCAATTACTTATATATCTGATCCAAGCCATTCGTACCTAAAGATTGATGTACGCACTGTAGAGAACCTAGGGTTCATGAACAAGATCTCTGAGTACTCATTCTTCAATAATAAGTATGTGTGGTTAGAGTGCGACTGTGATTCACAATTATACTTTGATGCTTTAGACGAACGCGGTCTAGCAGAACCTACTATCTATATGGAGACTCTTAATGAACAAGCTCCATTCAGATTATACCCACGGTTCTCTGCGAAGGTTGCGGCATAAAAAATTTTTAAAAACGCTTGACAATTGTTGCCTGATGTATTATAATGGTTACATAAATTGATAAAAAAAAGAGAGATATATTATGACAGTTATAAAAATGGAAAAGGAGAAGTTTCCTTATAAATCTAATGGAAAACGAAAGTATAAAGAGATCAAACCTCCCATGACTTTCAGAGAAAAGTGGAATAAAACTATTGCTGACGCATGGGTATCAAATATTAATGACGTGCTTTCTGGTGACTACTGCAAGAAAAATCTGAAGACGAGAGCAGAGGAAATGGGAGAAGACCCTGTTTATTTAGAATCCAGAATCGCATCGGGATGTAAGGTAACAGCACGTCTTTTGTGTAAGAATCCAACGAAGCAGAACATGCAAGAAGATGCACAACGAGATTATATTATAGGTCAGGTTGACTGCGATTTTGAAATCTTGCCTAAGAAAAACGACATGACCTTTTCGTTAGACGGATTCAAAACGAAAACTCTTGATGCAATTGTCAATGACAATATGTATGTCGCAATGAAACTTGTCACTTGTGGGGACCACTATGGGGGTGGTACGCAGAGTAGTCAACGTAACGAAATCCGTGACTTCATCACCATTGCTTCTAAGGTACGTGCCGAAGAAAACAAAGATTATTACATCGTTGGACTAATCGATGATGATAAACCCAAACCACGAAATTTCTACTTGGAAGGCGCAGTAAATTGTGATAAAGTGTTTGTTGGTGGTAGTGAAGAATTTATTGAATATTTGAAGGAGATTTAAATGGCAGTGACCCAACCCAATCGTAGTGGTAAGAGCACACCCAACGACGTGGTGATGACTCCAATTACAACCGCAAAACAGATCATCGATCATTTCAAACCTACAGGTTCAATACTAGAACCATGTCGTGGCACAGGAATGTTCTACGACAATTTTCCAAATGAGGACAAAGATTGGTGTGAGATCTCTGAAGGCAAAGATTTTTTCGACTATGATCGAGAGGTCGATTGGATTATCACTAATCCACCATTCAGTATCTTTGACAATTTTCTTATCAAATCGTTTGAGGTAGCAGACAACGTAGTTTTTTTCTGTCCACTAAACAAGGTCTTCAAGTCTATGAAGATCGATCGAGCAATTCGAAACTATGGTGGTATTAAAGAAGTCATTCACATGGGTGGTGGCGGCCGTCATAACTTCCCATTCGGATTTCCCGTTGGATGTATTTACTATCAACGTGATTATGATGGTCCCATGCACTACTCACAAACCTATGATGTTAAGGGGACTTTTTCTTAAATTATTTTCAATAAAACGCTTGACAAAAGTTGTTCCACTTGATATAATGGTTACATAAATTGATAAAGAGAGAGAGAAAAAAGTTATGGCATATGTATCCCAAGAAGACAAAAAGAATCTAGCCCCTGCGATCAAAGCAGTTCTAAAGAAGTATAACGTCAAAGCGTCAATCGCTGTTCGTCATCACTCTACCCTTGTTGTGAATATTAAGTCTAGTCCACTAGATATTATCTCTGCTGTGAATGAGAGTCAACTAGAAAGAACTCGTCTTGACCTAGAGTGTAATCCACACGACTGTAAGACTACTGCTGCTCGACTCGCTGAACAATATGTCCAAGTGAATGAGTACTGGTTAGAAGATAACTACAAGTCTGACCCCGTTGTGTTGGCATTCCTACTTGAGTTGAAAGAAGCGATGCACGGACCAGACTACTTCTGCGAAGATGATATTCAGACTGACTACTTCCACCGATCACACTACATCGACATCAATGTTGGATCATGGAGCAAACCATACATCTGCACTGACAGTCCTCGTGACTGGACTCCAGAGATCGAAGAACTTAAACAACGTGCTGAACAAATTATTGAATCACAAAAGACAGCGATGGCTGCATAGGAGATATATTATGATGAACTTTAAATACACTGAACAAGAACTGGTCTCAAAGATTGTAAGTAACCTAGAGATCGAAAACGATTCCCCACACTATGTGATTGGTTACCTGAGTTCTATGCTGTCGGTAATCGCAGCTAAGTCTCCGATCGCGTTAGACTACATCAGTGAGACTCTTGACTACACGAACCTACCTAATGAGTGAGGTATGGTGCGTCGAGTGGTATGACGATAACGATGAACGCCACATAGAATGGAATGTTCGAGACCCTGAGAGTCTCCGAAAGAATTTAATTGACCTAGGTATGGACCCCACACGGATCGATATCTATCTCAAAGATGTTTCATAACCTTTCTCTCAAGGAACCTTTGCCCTTCTTCGGAAGGGTTTTTTTTAATTTATTTTTATAAAACGCTTGACAAAGCCCGTTAAGTGTAGTATAATACTTGTATTGATTATGAGAACTGAGAGAGAATTAATATGACAGATGCGAGGATCGGCAAAGTAATTAACGTTGACGGATTTACTTTGGGTCGATGGGATGATATTTCTCGCACCTTTACCATCGAAAGTTTTATCAATGATGATGGTTTTGTTTCTGATATCGTAACAACATGTGGTCATATCATTGAAGGTAGCGGTAACAGAAACGTTCGTAAGATCTCAAGTAATCGCAGAATAATGACTGAATCAAGAGTTGAATGGGAGAGAAAATAATGAATAACGAAAACTGGACAGACAACACCGAAGCTTGGGAAGATGCTACCTTCCTCACACAGGAAGAGTACGACGCCATCAAGATTGATCCGTCCAAACCAATTGACATACGAGAGGTATAATAATGAGTAGAGTTAATCTAGTAATACACACGCAGAATTGGGAAAACTATGGCGCCCACGATTGGGACGGTCAAGGCGAATGCCCACAGTGTTGGAAGGCTAAGGGTGGCGACACTTATGTGTACGAGTTCGAGTTCGAGGACCACACTTCAGTTCGATACATGATGGAGTCTATCACTCCGCTTATCGAGTCTGCTAATGATTATGCAGAGAATAAAGTTATTGATTGGTCTATCGAAGACGTGGATACCGTCGCGTGGGATTCGTGGGATAAACCACACTACCTAACAAAAAACTTCTATGGTAACTACATCGCTACTCGCGAGTTGTTGTTCCCTGAAGGCGTTACAGAATCTTTTGTAATGGGTCGACAACGTGAACGTCTAGAGTATCATCGCACTGCTGCCTAGACGTGGAAACTTTCTCCGCAACCACATTCATCTTTGACGTTAGGGTTTCTAAACTGGAACCCTTCGTTCAATCCCTCTCTAACATAATCTAACTCAGTCCCATCAAGATAAACCAAACTCTTAGGGTCAATCACTAACATAACATCGCCACATTGCATGACAACATCACCCCCCTCTGGATTATCAACAAACTCTAATAGATAAGACAAACCAGAACACCCATTAGTACGTACACCCAACCTAACACCAACACCCGTAGAACGATGCTCCAAATGTTTTACCATTTGTTGTTCCGCAGCTGATGTCATAGTAATCATTTCTTTCTCTTCTCTCGCACATCCTTGACAGCAGTCTTAATAGCATCCTCTGCCAACACCGAACAGTGTATCTTCACAGGCGGTAACGCCAACTCCTGTGCCAGTTCGGTATTCTTTATTTGTTCTGCATCGTCTATATGTCTCCCCTTAACCCATTCCGTTAGGAGAGAACTAGATGCAATCGCTGAACCACACCCATAGGTCTTGAACTTAGCATCCTCTATGATACCATCATCACTCACCTGTATCTGTAGTCGCATCACATCACCACAGGCTGGTGCACCTACCATCCCTGTCCCTACGTTGATTGACTTCTCGTCCAACACGCCTACGTTCCTAGGGTTCTCGTAGTGGTCGATTACTTTGTCACTATACGCCATTAGGTATCTCCGGTAGTTTCGGTAGTTGTAGGTCGATGCTCATAGGAACACCGATCAGTTTGAGGAAGTCACAGAAGGTCAGAGTCAATAGGTCCATCAACGCACCCAGTCCGATCGCATCCAAGAACGATTTGATCTTCTTTATCCATTGGTTGATCAGTTCTTTCTGCCATTGAGTGAACCAGTCTCTCGCTGCACGGACGAGGTCTTCTATCTGCACCTCCCCCACGATCACTGTGGTTTTGATCTCTCCACCCAGTAAATCTAACAGAGAAACTCCGAACAACTGAATCTCTTTCAACATCTCGATTATAAAACTATTCACACTGAAATTTTGTATATCGTCTTTTAACTGGTCAATCTTGTCTTGGGCTTCCTTTTTTAGGTCTCCAACAAGGGTTTTCACATCATTTTTCAATGTTTCTAACTGTTTTTGTA